ATCTGGGTGCTGTGAGCGCCGTGAAACGCCGCTACTGGCGACTCGTGTCCAACGTCAAGTACTGGACCTACTGCCGCTTCTGGGGCTGCCAGCCGCCCGATGACGGCACGTGGTGGCACACCCGTACCGGCATCGTCGTGCTCACGCCGGAAACGTCAAGGGTCTGCGGGCACTGCCTGAAGAAACTGCCGCTATGACCGTGACGCTGGCAGACCTAGACCCGAAGGTCGGCGGATGGTTCGGGGTCCGCGGGTGGGACCCCGAATTCTGCCGGCGCGAAAACCACATCGACGTACCGGAAGGGGAGCTATGCCAAGGCTGCTTCCATCCCATCGGGGAAAGCGCGTCGGGCTACGTGCTCTTCATCGAAGCCGGCGGGCTCGTGGCGTGCTGGGGCTACTGGCACCACGACTGCTACTGGGACTACGTCGAGGAAGGGCGCGCCACCGATCTAGTGGAGACCCGGTTAGACGGTGACTACGACCCGTGGTAGCGTGACTACGCGTCTCACACGCAAAGGGACCCCCTGAGTCTGCTAGCTCAGGGGGTCCTCTCTGTTCTCCTACAACCAGCTACGGCGCATCGGGAAATCCGGTTCATCCGAAGGACGCCGGGGCACCGTGTGCCAACCCTTCTGGGTGTTCCGCCGGTACACCAAAACGACCTTGGCGTCGTTCAGGTTGGCGAGCCATCCGTTGATCCGCTGGTTGTCGCGGTCGCTGTAGACCTTGCCCTGCCGGCGGGCATCCCACCGCCGGATCATCTGCGTGTCGTAGAGCCGGCTGTGCTCCGGGCGCAAGTCCGGCGGGAGTACCGCGGAGTGGTCGTATGCGGACCGTTCCGAGATCCCGAGACGCTTGCACGCCATGAAGAATGCTTGCCGGGTCAGGTTCTGGTTGGTCGCGGCGTTATGCCGTCGCGCCATGTCCGCGTAGCTCAGGCCGTCGTCGTACCACTGCTGTAGCACGCGCTCAGACGGCAGCACCCGTTCAGCCATCAGGGGTTCCCCCTCGTTCGGTTCTACTCAACCAGCGAGGCTACCCGGGGGTTGGGGTTGAAGTCAACAACCGTTCACGACGCGGTCTCAGGAGCGTGTCAGGGTTGATGTAAACGCGCAAAACTCAAGATTTGGGGGCGCAAAACCGCAGGTCAGACTTGCGTGCGGAGTGTTGTACCAATACCCTACATGCGTTGGGTTGATGGAAACACCTGGTCAGTGGGATGATGTAAACATCCCCGCTATGACCACACACGAAAGGGAACGGGACCAAGATGAAGACACGAGTGTCGGAGGCGATCGACGCTTACCAGAAGCGCCGCAAGCTCCAGGGCATCACCGCCGGGGTGCTCCGCAACGAGAAGTCCACCCTGACGAAGCTCCTCAACGTGACCGGGAACGTGTACCTGGAGAACGTCCGGGACACGCAGGTGGACGACGCCCAAGCGGAGATGGCCTCCACTTGCTCGCCGCGGACGATGGCGAACAAGTTCCACGAACTGAACGGGTTCTTCAAGTGGTGTGTTGAGTCGGGCCGTCTCAAGCGGTCCCCGATGGCTGGCATGAAGCCGCCGACATTCACCGTCGTGGAGCGGAACCGGCTGGAGGCGTCCAAGTTCCCGGCGCTCCTGGACGCGGCACAGAACCCGCGCGACCGGATCTTGATGGCGACCGCGCTCTACACGCTCGGTCGCTCCGTGGAGTGCATCGCTCCCAAGATCGGGGACGTGAAGAAAGACCTCAGCCGGATCAAGATGGACGTAGCGAAGAAGCGCGGACGTGACGAGATCGCGACCGACCTGAAGCCCATCACGATCGAGTTCGGGGAAGAACTGGACCGCTGGTTCAGCGACTACTCCCGCATGTGTGGCCGGCTCCAGGAGGACTGGTACTTGATCCCGGCGCGCACTCAGGGCAACCCGGTCCGGGTCTCCCGGGTCAACCCCGGCGACCCGGGTGCGATCGTCGTCAACCAGAACTTCGTCCCGAACAAGATGGTGTCCCAGAACATCCCGAAGCAGATCGTGCAAGAGGCTCTGGAAGCGGTTGGGTTCCCGACTCGCGCCGACGACGGCACGACCCTGCGGGAGGGGATGCACACACTGCGCCGGTCCGGCGCGCGCGCCCGCTACGACGCGAAACGGTGGATGGGCCACGACAACGCCATCCGGCACGTGCAGGCGCTGCTGAACCACAAGCACGCCTACATGACAGAGCACTACATCGGGATCAACCTGGACAAGATCCAGCGCGACGAAGAACTCATCGGGGACTACATGTACCCGCAGTTGCGCCAGGACGGCACCGTGGTTGACTTCGCCACCCAGAAGGCGCTACGGCACCTGGCGACCGAACTCCAGACCGCGGGCGGGGATGACGCGGTGCGGTCGATGCTGGCGAGCCTGCTCGAGAACACCAACCTGGAGTTGGCCGGCTGATGGGCGGACGACGGATCTCAATCGCGGATGAGGACCGGATCGTGGACGACTGGCCCGAGAAGGCCCCTGTCGGGCGCGAACGGCGCAAAGCTGAGTATCGGGCTCAGCGGGAGGCGCTGAAGCCTGAGAAGCCCGCACAGCCCGCGCCGGGCGAGATCCCGGAATTCATGCCGGGGCGCCCCTACCCCGGGTACGTCGCCCCGGAGGAGATGTTCCCGAAGTGGGACTGGCTGATGAAGCCGTGGGGGCCACCACTGGACGACCCGTTGGTCAAGGCGTACGTTGACACCCAGCGCAAGGCGGCAGATAAGTACTACCGCTCGCTGAAGCGAGCGAGCTAGCCAAACGCAGAGAACCAGCCCGCAGGCGCGGACCCAGGGGGGGAGAGGGTCCACAGCCTGCGGGCTGGCGTGTTTGGCAGGAGCGCTGGCATACTCTCCCGCCAGGCTGGGAGGGGTGAGAATGGCGTTCTCTTGCCCAGCCGGGACGACGTTAACACGGTCACGTCAACGTACGCAACGTCACGATCAGTAGCCCGCCGAAACCGCCGTCCTTCTGTTCAGAATCGGGCGGCAAAAGTTGAACGAACTTCAGTTCCTCGATGCGGCACAACTCCGCGGCAGGGTCCGGGAAGCCGTAGTTCGTGAGCAGACATACGCCGCCGGCATCCTCCGCGGCACGCACCGACAGGTACCTGTCGTAGGCGAACCCGTCGTACCCTTCCTGCTGCCCGGTGCTCCAGGTTTCCCTGTCGTAGCACTGGAGCGGGAGAGTGTAGATGCGTTGCGGCTGGCCCGCCGGCAGAGCCTTCACGCGCACCCCGTAGATCACGGGGCCCTTCGTGATATCGGTGGCCCGGTTCAGCGTGAGCTTCACCGACACGAACCGCTGCCGGCCAAACGTCGGCGGGAACTGTGCAGCCGGCAGAGCCTTGCCCTGCGTGCTCCAGGTCAGCACGTTCGCCAGCGAGTCAGCGTCGTTCAGCACATCGAGCACGATCGAACCCTGAAGGGGGTCCGCGGTGCAGTCGATGTAGTGGTACGTCTTGAACTCGTCCGTGCGGAACCGCATCCGTCCCGTCTGAATCCATCCGGTCGAACAAAGGTTCGAGGCGTGCGTGTACTTGATCTCGCCGGCGGTCGTCACAACCACCGGGCGCTTGTTCCGGACCCCGATCGACTGAGGGGGTGCGGCAGTCTCCATGTCGGACGCGTAAGCGAACACGCCCTCCTCAACCTCCATTGAGGAGTCCACGCGCCACAGCTTGTTCTCGTCACCGAACGACACCCACCAGAACCTGCCGGCTGAGTGCAGCGCCGGCTTCACCGTGTACGGAAGCTCAGTGGTGCGCGTGATGAACAAAGGACCGTACTGGAGGGTGCCGTTCAGGTCAGCGACCGCGACCCTGACACCGAAGTTGGTGACCATGCACACCAGTGACCCAGCAAGCGAGTTGATGCGCAGTACCCGTTCATCGCTCGGCATCACCGCGAGAGTCGTTGCCGCGGTCAACGTAGGGACCGAGCCATCCGTGTTCAGGGTGATCCTCTGCACGTGGCTGGTGCCATCTCCGTAGCCCGAGAACAAGACCCCGCCAGGGCCATCGGTCAAATCGGAGTACACCCATCCGGTTGACGGGTGCGTGTACGCAGCCGCCGTCGCCCCCGGCGTCGTCGCGTTCAGGTTGTAGATCTTGTTCCCGTTGATCGCCCACAACCGGTGCTTCGCCCATACGATCCTCGTGTCCTTCGCCGTGTTCGCGCCCGTCAGAGTCCAGATCGACGGCGTCACCGTGTTGACTCCGATCGGGCCAGAGTAGACCTTGCCGTCGTTGCCGGCGGCATACCAGAACGACTCGGTAGCGATGACCTGAGTGAAGTTCACCCCGGGCCCGCTGTAAAGCTGAACCGTGGTGAACCCCGTGTCAATGTCGAGATACTGGCGGACCTCGCCAGCCTTCCCAGCCACCAGAGCGAACACGCCCGTCTGTGGCACTACAGAGATCGACAGGTTAGAGGCGCCCGCCGGGAAGTCCGTGGTTGCCTTCAGCAACCGCAGTTCGCCCTCAGTCCACACATCCACATTCGAGGACGACCGGAACGCGGCAGTCGCCGCGAGATCGCCCCGCTGCTCCGTGTAGAGAACCCCGGCGCCCTCATGCCAGGACACCTGAGAACGCAGCCACCAACCCGACAGGGTCTGTTCGCCGGCCTCAGGTTCCTGATCCTGCTGCTGCTTCTGGATCGGTGCCGTGTCCAACGTCAACGGCGTATCCGAGGAAGTAGCGACCCTGAACGGCACGCCAGCGATCGTGTAATGGATCTCGCGCCCGTTGCGATTGATGATCTCGGCAACCGTCGAAGACAGCTTCTTACTGATCGCAAACGGAAGCCGTTCAGTAACGTCACTCATCAGAAACAGGGCTCCACAATGATTTCGCGCGTGAAGATCGCGCACGCACCAGCCGGGCTGGTAGCGAACTCGATCCGGACGTTATAGGCCGCACCCGGCGTAAGACCCGTGACCGCGACGCGACGGGACGCCTGAGAGCGGGCCGGCGCACCAGAGTTGACCGCCATACCGCACACCAGAGCACGGTTGCCGGAAGGCCCCAGCACCACCGAACCAGAACCGATCGTGGAACCGGTACGCAACGCAAACGAAACGATCGCCTCATTTGAGTTCGTGGTCTGACCGAAATAGGAAGAGATCGTGATCATCACCCGCCCAGAAGGCGGGCACGTAAACGACAGACCCACCGGGACAGCACCCGGCAGATAGGTAGTGGTCGAGTTCGTTTCACCGTTCACCTGATCAACCACCGCGACCCACTGATGGTTCGCGTGGCTGAACTGGACCTGGCCCGTGTGCGTCTCCGTACCGGAGTGAGTCTCTGTGCCCGAATGGATCTCGGCACCAGACACCGTCTGGCCGGCGTTGAACAGCGCCGGGTTAGAACCCCCGAAAATGATCTGCTGGTTGAACTGCTGGCCCACGCCATCCTGCGTCACAACCGGCGAACCGGCCTTGTTCAGTCCGCCCGTGAAGTTGTTTGAGCCCGTGAACGTGTTGTTGTTGCCGGTACCAACCACGTTGCCCGTGACACCATGCACGCCCGTAGAGGCGTTGATGTGCCCGTTCGCTTCAGTGAAATCCCGGGCAGAAACACCGTGCCACACGATCGCGCCGGCAGAGTGCGCCACCGCAGTAGTCGAATCGACCCCGCGGGTAATCGTCAGAATGTTGCCCACGGCAGCAGTTACATCACACACTTCCTCAGTGACCTGATTCGGGTCAATGATGATCGTGTAAGGGAACTGGGACGGGAACCCCGACGCGTTATCGACAGTGATTGAGGTGTCCGTTGCGTTCGCCAACGGCGCTGCCAGCGACCGCGCGGGACCGTTCTTGTAATACCGCACAGCCATGTCAGTACCTCGTGTAATGCTTCGGGGACGGGTGAGTGGTCAACTGGCGCTTACGTGCCGCGTCAAGACGAAGCTGGTACATCGCGTAAAGCTGCTTCGCAACGTTGCTCGCAGCACCAACATCGATGGCCGCTGCCTGCGTCCGTGCCTCAACAGACTTCAACTGCAACCTGGCCGGCTCCATGAACTGCACCAGTTCCCACGCCGTGCCATACAGCAGAACCGGGTGCATCCACGCAGGGATGCCGATCGTCTCCAAGTCGTCGGTGTACGCCGCCGGCTGAGGAAGCTCCCCGGCGTAGGTCACCTGGACGAGACGCCCCGGCTGTACGAGTTCGTGAATGATCAACGCCTTACCGGTGGCGGTGTCGGCGTTCTGGTCAACGTCCCAATGAGTGACGTTGACCCATTCCTTGCTCGGACCAACGACCTGATACTGCACCGCGAGAACCCGGATCGTGTCCGCCGGGATCTCGTATTGGGTCTGCACAACCGAGAACGTGAACTGGTATGTCTTCACCGTATACAGGTCAAGCTGCACGTTGTTGATGCAGCGCTTCAACGCCTCATAGATCCGCGCCCGCGGAAAGATCGGGTCATTGATCACACGCGCATTCACCGCGTGGCTGGCGGTCGTCGTGTTCGACGCGCCACGGCCCCACGGAAACAGGGTCGCGCTAGTGTCACCGACCGCATCCACATGTAGCAGTTCGTTCTCTACCTCGATCAAACCGCGGTTGATGTAGGACGGGTGAGCTACCGGAATAACGGTCGTGGCCGCGTCAATAGGCGCGGTCAGGTAAGTGTTTGCCTCCAGCGTCCCCGTGTAGCTGTGAAGCATGGAGGACGCCTGGTCAATCAAAGAATTAACAGTGGTCATGGGATACTCGATGCCGCCCCGTCTACCTCAAGGCCGGTAGTGCCGGCCAACTGGTTAAGCACGCCCGCGAGTTCCTTGAAATTCGGCAGCGTGTTCCCCGCTCTCACGTTCAACGCGTGAACGAGTTCAAGACCGACAGTGCCAGCCCAAATGTTCGCCGCACCCTGCGCGCTCATTGTCGGGACGCCATTCACGATGGTGCCCGCCTTACGATTCATGTGATAAGTGAGAGTGTGTCCGTCGATCGCCACTGTTCCTCCTGCCGCCCCGACAGGCGTGTTCATGTCCGTGACGATCTGCCCAGCAGAAAGCACGTTGTCATAGATCCGTACGTCATCGAGAACGGCAGCAGAACCAGCGCCGTCAAGGAACCGCAAATCGTCAGCGGTCCACACCGGGAAAGCCATCGACAACCCGGCACCCACCTGCACGCCATCGACATAAGCGCGCAACGTCGTGCCGTCATGTGTCGCCGCATAGTGGTGGAAATTCGCGGCATCACCCGTCAACGTGATCTCGAAAGACACATCGGAAGGGTTCTTCGCCCGCAGCCGGAAAATACCGCTGAGGTTCAGCCAACCGAAAACACCAGTGTTGTCCGCGCCACCACGGTGATACTCCATGATCCACGACGGATCAACGCCGGGCGCCTTCGCCCAAAACTCAACCGTGCGATTCACAGTGTTAAGCCCGGTGATCACCGGGCCCTGCTGGATTTCAGCAACCGTCTGCTGTAACCCGGACCCCGTGTGCCCGGTCGTGCGCACGCTCGATCCAGTCAACGAGAAATCCCGGCCACTGCCGGACCGGTCTAGAACTAGAGCCCCAGACGCCTCATCGAAGTTGTATGCCGCCACCAAAGCCATTCAGACCGCATACCTCTCCAATGACGAAGTGATGTTGTGTTCCTGCCGCGTCTCCTCCGAATACGCCTTACCGGTCTTCTCAGACCAATCCAGCGCCTTCTGTGTCGCGCGCGTACTAGTGGAGTCGGGCTGCACACCCTGCTTCACCGCAGACGCATACAGGTCAAGTTCTTTATCCCAGCGCTTCTGAGTCGAGGCGTCCTGGTTTCCCTGGCCGCAATACCCGATGCGCAACGTCGCTGCCTTACAGCCGAAACAACCCTCCACGTAAACCGGGTGGGTTTTCTGATGAAGGGCCATTATGATTCCCAAATGTCGAGGGGTGGCGGATCAGGTACCGGGTCAGGCGAAACCTGCCGCAACCTTTGAACCATCTGCCAGTCCCAGCTTTCATGTGCGCGAAGCAACCGGCGCTGCTTCGCCAGCATCACCTGCAATTGGGCGATCTCCGCGCCCTGCGCATTGAGGCGACCCTCAAGGGCGCTCGTGAGATTTGCGTAACCTGTGGTGACCGCATTATCTTTCGCTGACCGCTTCGTGAAATACGCAACGACCAGAGAGCCGATAGTCACCACAAGCGTGCTGATTATTGCCGTGCGGCTATCCATGCCCGGCGCTCCCTCCCATCCCAAGGCGCCGGCCTATCCAACCCCGCAGCGCATCTATTGACCAATATCCCTAGCGCCGCGTAAACCACCGCGCCGCGCCAGCCGAGCGGATAAGAGCCGAGAACCCAGCCCGCCAGGTATGAAAAGAACCTGACGACAATCGGGGTGATCAACAGCATCCACGCCCACTCATCGAGTTGCTTTACCGCTGCCGCTAGCACGGCAACAAACCCGGGAATGAACCACAGAGTGAACGTGACTGGGATCGGGATTCTTTCGTGGATCAACCCTGCTGGTTGGCGCGGGTCAATAACCAGCCCGACAGCGGACAGGCACCAGATCACGCCCAGCATTGCGAGCACGATGCCCCGGTTGCCGACGTATGCGAACATGCGCCGATGCGGGCTCACACGTCCTCCACATATTCGGGAGGCAAATCCGCGGCCTCATCATCGGTCAGCAGATACGTATACCCGCCGATGTAGTAATTGTCTGCGACAGCCAACTCATCCTGAGCCGGCGTCACCACAGCCCGCCAAACCCCGTCCATCTTCACGAGAGACATGGGCCAGTCCAGCAGGTAACGCCCGTAGAGCGGGCCCCTGCCGGCGGGCATTTGATAGGTAGGGAACTTCACTTGCTTAGCCATTCGTGCTCCTTACAAGAGGAAGCCCCTGCCGGGAAGTAGACCGGCAGGGGCATTCACTCAGCTAGATCACGGGGCCAGTGAAGATCCGGTTTCCAGACGCTCCAGGTTCTCGTCCCGGTAAATCGCCCAGTTCAGAGCACCACGCCAACCGAACGGACGGTGACGCTGGAGCTTGTCCACCGGAATATCCGCAATAACGGTCCGGGGCTCTTCCCACACAACTTCGGCGAGCGCCTGGCGCCCGGCGAAAAGGGTGCGGTAAACGTTCGCGGAAGTCGCGCCGTCAGCCGCGACCTTCATGCGAGCGGACTCCACGAAAAACACGCCCTCAAATACGCCAAGCTCCCCCGGCCAAAAGACCTCGGGCGCCGAGCCGTACTTGTGGAGATCCTGCCACGAACCCGCACCGGTCTCACTCCGAAGGTCATACGACACGTTCGGGTGAATACCGCACCAGTAAAGCTCACCGCGCCGCGGGGACGCGGCACGCTTACGGAGCTTGGTGCGAACGATACGAACATCCGCAGCATCCATAACCATCGCAGCGGTAACGGTGGCGGTGGAAGTCGCAGTGCCGCCATAAGTCACGTTGGTGCCCGCGTTGATGACGGTCTTGATCTCGTTATCCAGGGAAACAGCCTGGTCGCGAGCGAGAACATCAACAATGATCGGGTCAACCTGAGTCATGGAAGTCAGGTCCAGCTTGTGCGACCGGAACACGACGCGCCCGAATTCACGGTACGCGACGTTCAGAGTCGTGGTCTGCGGAACAGCCACGGCATCCGGGTCAACAAGCTCGGTCAGTTCTGCGGAGCTTTCCGCCAGGTCGTTGTACTTCTGGAGGGTGTACGAACTACCGGCAGAAGTCGGGTCCGCAACCGTCTTGTCAGGCAGCATCCGAAGCAGAGTCGCGTGACGATTCTGCTGCTCGACCATCTTGTCATAAGCGGTCTGAACAAGGTTCGAGATGCTAGATACCTGAGTATAAGCATCAGCCATTTTTTAAGTCCTCTAAGAAGGAATGATTGTCACATACCACGCGCCCGAGCAAGCGCAGCGTTCACGCTGTCAAGATCTTCCGCGCCATTGATCGCGGCCTCAATTTCCGTGAGCTTGCCACTCGGGAGAGCATTCGCCTGCGCGTTTGCGAACTTCGCGAATGCAGCCGCCCGGTCTTCGTTCTCCGGGGGCTCTTCAGACGCTGCCGGCGTATAGCCGATAAGGGCCGCGTTGGAAGTCAGCCACTCGTCAACCTTGCTCTCGTCAGAGCCGTCAACGCCATCCGCTGAGATCCACTTAGCCAAACCCGGGTTCAGGTTCTTCGTCTGGAGTACGTCCTTCAAGTTCCTCTCGGTGAGAGTTTTGGTGAGTTCGGCAACCTTGTCTTCAAGATCCTTCGCTCGCTTCGCGGCTGCATCACGTGCCTTCCGCAGGTCGCTCCCGGACTCGTTGCCCTGAGCGCCGTTCTCGTCCTCGAACTCGAAACCGTCGTACTGACCCATATTCGCCCCATCCTTCTAAGAGGTGCGCACGCCGACAGCACCACCCGGGGGTGGATGGTGTGTGCTCGTACTTCCGGACTTTCCAATACGCTGTGCGTTGCCGCCGGCAGAGGCTGCACAGGGTGCG